GGGGGTGGTGCTGAAACAAGATTTGTTTTTTCAGTAGACACTACAATTGCAGGAAGCACAGGAACAGGAAAATTTGAGGTTCCTATTGTTTCAGGTCAAGGTGCAAACTGTGACATTGATTGGGGTGATGGAAATACTAATACAGGAGTTACGGCAGCAATCACACATACCTATTCATCATCAGGAACTTACACTATTAAAATAGACGGCACATTAAAAGGGTTGCAATTTAACAATGGGGGTGATAAGCTTAAAGTAAAAGAAATATCAAATTGGGGTATTTTTGAATTTACAAGAACATCAGCTTTTTATGGGTGTACAAACATGACTTGTACAGCTACAGATGTTCCAAAAACTATAGGTACTAACATGCAATTTACTTTCTCTGGTTGTGCTAACTTTAACGCTCCAAGTATTGGTCAATGGGATATGTCTAGTACTACGTCTTTAAGAGATATGTTTAACGGTTGCACAGTTTTCAACCAACTTCTTAATTCTTGGGATACATCAAATGTTACTACTATGAGGCAATGCTTTAGGAACGCCGTCGCATACAATCAAAGAATGAGTGGTTGGGATACATCAAGTGTAACGGATATGTTTTCAATGTTTAGGGGTGCAACTGCATTTAATAATGATGTTGGAACTTGGGATGTTAGCAATGTAACTAGAATGGATAATATGTTTAGAGATGCAGATGATTTTGATAAAAGTCTAGCAGATTGGGATGTTTCAAGTATAATAAGTATCACTAACTTTATGAGTACAAAAACACCATCAACATATTCTTCAGCTAATTTAGCTGCATTATATACAGGTTGGGCGGCTCATACAGTTACATCAAGTCTAGGTATTAGTTTTGGAACAGCAGAGTATGATTCAAGTGGTGCAGCAGGAAGAACTACATTGACAACAACATACAGTTGGAGTATAACAGATGGCGGACAAGCATAAAAATAAATAATATGGTACACGATATAAATTTCCCAACTGAAAGAACTTATGTTATCGCTTACACAAATATCGATAATACAGCTTATTATACATGGGTAAATCCTGACCAATGTTTTGAAACAGGTCAACCTAACTTATGGACATCATTAGATGAAACTGAATGGTTAGAAGAACTAAACAATGTTTTTGGAATAGTTCCTGACCCTGATGACTTACCACCAAACGAATAATTATGAAAGACAATTTAATATCTATAAATTTAGAAACAGCAACAGCACCTGTAGTTCAAGAGGTTCGTGGACGTGACTATATCGAGTATGGCACGGATGACTGGAAAAACCTATATCCTCAGTTCCTTATTGACCTTTATTATAATTCTAGTACACATGCTGCAATAATTAATGGAACAGCAGAAATGATTGCAGGTGAAGATTTAATTGCAGTTGACGAAGATGTAAATTTAGATGCTTACGTTAAATTAAAGAAGTTCATGCGTCATGCGAACTCTAAAGAATCATTACATCAAGTGATTAAAAAAGTTGCTTTTGATTTTAAACTTCAAGGTGCTTACGCTTTACATATTGTTTGGAATAGAGAACGAACAGAAATCGCTGAAATCTACCACGTCCCTGTAGAAAGAGTAAGGGCAGGAAGACCTAATGTGATGGGCAAAGTAGACACATATTATATTAGTGCAGATTGGAGCAATGTTAGAACACATAAACCTTACCCAATAGCTGCTTTTGATACTAATGATAGAACAGCAGGCAGTCAATTACTTTACACAGGGGCGTATAGTCCTAATATGGACATCTACCACACACCTGACTACTTAGCAGCTTGTAACTGGGCATTAGTAGACCAAAAGGTAGCAGAATTTCATTTAAACAATATAAGTAACTCATTTTCAGGGAGTTATCTATTTTCGTTCAATAATGGGACGCCTTCTGCTGAAGAAAGACGACAGATAGAGCAAAGTCTAGCAGATAAATTTACAGGAAGTAAAGCAGCAGGACGTTTTGTGCTTTGTTTCTCAGATGACCGAAATCGCGCACCTGAAATAACACCTTTAAATACAGCAGATTTAGATAAGCAATATTTAGCCCTTCAAGAACTGCTTGTGCAAAACATCCTCACAGGCCATAGGGTGACCTCTAAGACACTTTTAGGTATCGATAGCACTAATGGGTTCTCAAGCAATACAGACGAGCTTATAAACGCTGCAAACTTTTATCAAAATACTGTCGTTCGTAGTTTTCAACTAAATATTTTAGATACTTTACAGACTATATTCTCTGTAAATAACATGGATTTGCCTGTTGAATTTGTTCAGTTAAAACCTATTACAGTACAGTTTGATAGTAAGACTATAAGAGAGGTTATGACGCAGGATGAAATACGTGAAGATATTGGGTTAGCACCTTTAGATAATAATGAAGAAACAGTTGAGCAAGAGGTTAAGTTTGCTAAAGTAGGAATGATTGATGGTGAGCCTGTTTTTAGCACAATAGAAGAAGCTGAAGCACATGCAATAACAAAAGGATGTAAAGGGTATCATGAACATGAGTTAGAGGGCAAAACTGTGTATATGGCATGCGAAGGACATGAAGAAGCAACAGAGCTTTCAGCATGTATTGAAGAGTATGGTGAAGACATGCCAGAAGGTTGGGAAATAATTAATGAAGAAGAAGCAGAAGAAGAAGCAGAGGATTTTGACTTTCAATCAGAATTAAATAGTGACTATTATGAGTTTGCTAGTACAGGTTCAGCATACCCAAACAGGAAGTCAGGTCAAGATCAGAAAAGTAAGCAAAAACAATATGAGGACGATATTTATCGTGTAAGATACAGATATACTGGCAGCCTAAAAGGAGAAAGAGAATTTTGCAGAAAAATGACAAATGCAAATAAGTTGTATCGTAAAGAAGACATTATTGCTATGGGTAAAAGACAGGTAAATCCGGGTTGGGGTGCTTATGGTAGTAACACGTATTCTATATGGAAATGGAAGGGCGGCGCGCTATGCAAACATAAATGGTTTAGGGTTATTCTAGTACAAGAAGGCAAACGTCCTAAAAACTCTGATAAAATAATTTCATCAACAGAAGCAAGAAGTAGGGGTGTAAAGCTACCAAGAAATGCTAAAGAGGTTTCAGTTGCTCCACACGATATGCCAAATCATGGATTTGTAAACCCTGAATTAATTGCTAAATATAAAAATGTAAAATAATGGCATACGTACTATTCATATCAGAAAGCAAATTAAAAGATTCTACGGCATTAAACCTAAATGTCGATGTAGATTTATTGCTTCCGTTTGTAAAAGAAGCGCAGAAACTATATGTTGAAACAGCATTAGGAACTGATCTTACTCAAAAATTAAAAGATTTAATCACAGCAGGAACAGTTGGTAATGTTGGGAATGAGAATTACAAAACATTATTAGATGAATACATTGGCGATATGCTCCCGCAGTATAGCTTATATCATGCAGTTCCGTACTTGCGTCACAAAGTAGAGAACGGAAACATTTACAATAAGACGTCAGAAACTGGAACAGCACTAAGTACAGAGGAAGCTCAGGCATTTCGTGAAGAAATTATGAACACAGCTTCTTATTATCGAGAAAGATTAATCGATTACATAAGAAATAATACAAGCAGCTTTCCTGAATACTCAACAAATACTGGAGCCGATGTTAACCCTTCAGTTGACAACTATTACAACGGCATAAACATTGAGAAACCTAGACAAGGAACAGAATTGACGTTAAGAAACTTTTTAAATGCAAGTGACTATTAATGAGAAAACACTATAAACCAAAAACTAAGAACATAACTAAGCTAAAATCCTACTTGGATAAGAAGCCACAAAACAATAATAATGAACGATCTAAAAGACACGCTACAAGTAGGAATAGCTAACGGCTCAGCAATTGGTTTTAGTATCACTGATTGTAATGAAATATTAACACTAGTATCTCTAATACTAGCAATCTCTTTTACTATATATAAATTCATTAAATTTGACAATAATAAATAAATGGCTCGTAAAGTTACTGCAATCAATTATAAGCCTACTAGAAAGAAAAGAAAAGGAGTACATTCCAAAAACGCAAGTCGTGGACAAAACGCCTACAAACAGCCCTATAGAGGACAAGGTAGGAATTAACCTTCTTTTGATTAGGGATACACATAGTGAAATTTCGACTATTGGTGAACTATTTATTAATGGTGAAAGGTTTTGTGATACCTTAGAATTACCATACAGAGACAATCAAAGAAGTATATCATGTATCCCTACAGGCCAATACAAGGTAAGAATGAGATACCCTAGAGAAAGTGCAACTAGAGATTATTTGCACCTATTAGTAAAAGATGTGCCTAATAGAAAATTTATACTTATACATCGTGGAAATAAACCATCACATAGCAAGGGATGCATATTAGTCGGCATGACAAGTCAACATAACTTTGTTGGTAACTCTACGCTTGCTATGGATTTGTTGCTCAAAGAAATAATAAATTTGGGTGGCGAGAATATTAATTTAATAATCAAAAATAGATAATATGAAATTTTTAGAAAAATTCTTAATTGGAAAAATGTTACAATCAAAGAAGTTTTGGTACGCCGTAAGTTCTGTGGTTGTGCCTGCAATTGTAAAGTTTTTAGGCGTTGATATTGAAACAGCACAGAATCTTTACTACGCTTTACTAACATTAATTGTTGGACAAGGTATCGCAGACATTGCAAAGAAATAATAGATATCGATTAAAGCCGCATGAAATTCAAGTAATAAAGAATTTGCGGAGTAAAAAGGTAAATAGGTTGGTGGTGGGAGATATTCATCTTCCATACACCCACCGCAATTATCTTAATCATTGTGTTAATGTGTATAAAAAATACAATTGTAATGCTGTTTCTATGACAGGAGATATAATTGATTCACATTTTGCTTCGTTTCATCATACTTCAACAGAAACAGATGGTAAATATGAATTGACAATGGCAATAGAACAGATAAAAGAATGGTATAAAGAATTTAATAATGACACAGTACCAAATGGAATTAGCGTTACTCTTGGAAATCATGATTTAATAATAGCTCGTAAAGCCGAAGATTCAGGAATAGATAAAAGATGGGTAAGAAATCTTAATGAAGTTCTTGGTTGTCATGATTGGGTATTTGAAGAACAATTTGTCCATGATAATGTTTTATATACACATGGAACAGGTTGTAGTGGTAAAGGAATTATGAAACGTGTTCAAAATTGGGGAACCTCTATGGTTCAAGGTCATATACATACTCAAAGTTTCTTAGATTATACAGCTTCACTTAATGAGTTAAAATTTGGATTACAATGCCCTTGTGGCATAGATTATAAATCTTTTGCTTATGGATATGCTAAATTTCATACTGCAAAACCTATACTTGGCTGTGCAGTTATATTAGATAATGGGCGTTTGCCTATTTTAGAACCAATGCCTTTATAATGACAGAAAAACAAATAAACACAAGACTATTCATATTATATATGCTAATTATACTATCTGTCTTGTATTTCGGTACATAGTATTTATCCCTAGTAAATTCCTTCTTAACGCCTTAATTGTTAATAACTTTGTGAGTAAAGTTGTGAGTAACTTAATGTTTTTTATATCTTTGTACCATATTAATCAATAAAAAACTAAAAATGAAAATTACTAGCAAAAAAACAGGTCACACTTTCTACCTAAGTAAAAAAGAAGCAGCAGACTTTTTTTATACTAAAAATGCAAGAGGACAATATATTAATACATCAGAAGATTATACAATAGAGTCAGAAGATAATATAAGCAACTTTAAATTTTACACAAATATCGTGTTGTTGTTTGCTTTGGGTTATGCTTCTTTATATTTATACTTACAATTTAATTACTAATTATGAAACTAGAATGCGAAAGTTTTTATTTTTACCCAAATGGTAATTATAAAACAACAAGTAATTGGAACTATGAGTTTCAAAGTTATGATAATGACATTAAAGAATATGGCAGGGCAATAAGAATATTTGGCACAAGAAAGCAAATAGATGAAGCTTTAGATGCTTACTGTGAAGCTACAGGTCTAAACTTAGATGAAGTATATGACTTTGAAGACAAAGAATCAATAAAAAGATATACTGAGATGTATAGAAATAAAGCACTAATAATAAATATAAAATAATGAATACTACTAAGATTAAAGAGAAATACGTACATTACGGACTAGACAAAGATGATGTTTTTAAACATCAACACTATATAATTATAACACGTTCAGGAATAGACAAAATACAAGCAATAGAAAATATATCTATAGACTATGAAGTCATAAATTGTGAACGTGATTTTTGCGTTGTTAAGGCAAACGCAATTAAAGGTGAAGCGTCAATACAAACATTTGGCTCAGCATTAAAAGGTGGCTTTAAAGATGGTAATTGTAATACTTGGTATGTTATGGAAATGGCCGAAAAAAGAGCTATGAGTCGTGCAGTATTAAAGCTGACTGGCTTTTATGAGTTAGGCGTATTTGGTGAAGACGAAAGTGAAGATTTTAAAAAAAGTAATAATCAATAAATAATTAAAACATGGAAGTAAACGGAACAGTAAAACAAATTTTACCACTTGAAAGTGGCATATCAAAAGCAGGTAAAGAATGGCAAAAACAAACTATTGTAATAGACACAGGAAAGGAGTTTAATAATATAGTTGCAATAACAGCCTTTGGTGAAGAAAAAATTCAAAACCTAAACAAGCTTCAAGAAGGCATGACAGCAGCTATTCTTTGCAATGTTTATTCAAGAGAATTCAATGGTAAATATTACCATAACATAGATGGCTATCACTTTACACAACAAAGCGAAAAAACAGGTGATGATTTTGTAACGTCTGACGATAATATTATTATGGGAACAGATTTTACAGGAACTTTACCTAAAGATTTACCATTTTAAGATGACTGAAGAAATAAATTTTAAATCTATATGCGACCTCACTACTAGAGTAATGGGGTTGCCTACAGGTTGCTTGTCATATAATAATAGAAGTAGAAATATACAAAAAGCTAGGGCTGCCGCAAGTTACATAGCTTTGACAGAAGAAAAAATAGACAGAAACACAATAGCAAAGGTATTAAACAGAGATAGAACAGCTATATATCATTATGAATATACACATAAGAAGAATTTTAAACGCTGTTCTGTTTATCGAGATACCTTTACAAAGGTGTATAAAGAGTACATGAATGTGGACGTTGCAAAAGATGTGTTTGTAAATAGAGAACAAATGAAAAAATACCTACTACAAAATAAAGTAGTTGAATCAAAAAAATCAGACGTTAAATTACTGGTTAAAAGTTGCGGTATAAAGTGTGTTATAAATACATCATACTTTGATTACTTAAATCAATTAGAAAATATTAAGTTTGCATTGACAAATTATCATTACACAATTAACATTATATGAAACATTTATTGAGTAGCACTGCATTTATAGTTTTAAATAAACAACTAGCGCAAGAAGTTGGAATTAATTCTGCCGTACTTTTATCTGATTTAATAAGTAAAGAAGAGTATTTTATTTCAAATGGCATGACTGATGGTTGGTTTTTTAATACAGAAAGTAACATTGAGCAAGATACAACTCTCAACCCTTATCACCAAAGGAAGTGTATTAAAATACTGAAAGACAAAGGTTTGATAGAAGTTAAAAGAAAAGGTATACCTGCAAAACAATATTTTAAAATAAATGAAGAACAAGTCCTTCAAATTTTGAATAACTTGTCAGTTAAAAATTTAACAACTATTAATAAGAATAAAAAAATTAAAATAATAAATAAATATTTTAAAAAGCCGACATTACAAGAAGTTGAAAATTATTGTTATGAAAGAAAAAAAATGGGAAAAAATAATGTAGATTCAGAATCTTTTTATGATTTTTATGAAAGTAAAGGTTGGATAGTAGGTAAATCAAAAATGAAAGATTGGAAAGCTGCTGTAAGGAATTGGGAAAGAAGAGATAAAAAGAAACCTCAGACAATGAGTAAAATACATCAGCACTTACAAAAGAATATTAACGTAAAACAAAAGCTATTAAAACAATTAAAAAATGAGACAAATAAAAACAATGAGTGAAGAAGAACTATTGACAAGTTCAGTAGATTTAGTAAGTAAAACGTATATTGGCTTAGGGCAAAACAATGTTGAAGAAGATACAATTATGATAATGTCAAAAGAATTAGCAAAAGATTTAAAAAGAATATATAAAAATTTTTATATTGAAGATGCTGAAAATGCTTTTTATGAGGGTATTAGGTCAGATATAAAAGGAGATTTTATACACTTTAATATTCCTGTATATATTAAATGGTTAAATTCATATAAAGATCTAATATGGGAGGCACGAGCAAGGTTTGACAGTGGTGAAAACCCAAAACAAATCTTACATTACAGACCTGAACCAAAACTACTAAAATGCTAGGTTGGGCAATAATCGCAGCAATAGTGCTGCACATTAACTATAAATTAAAAGAATGAAAACATTAACACAAAAAGAAAGAATTATCAGACATTTAAAAGACAGAGAAACTATTACATCATTAGAAGCTATGAAGGAGTATGGCATAATGAGGTTAACCTCTAGGATTTGTGAATTAAAAAATGAAGGTTATAAAATTAGAAGTGAATTTGTCAGTAGTAAAAACAGGTATAATGAACCTGTTTCATTTAGCAAATATTCACTAATAAAATAATGTGGTGAAATCTATAAGTAAACTAAAAAAAGAACTAGACAAATGGTTTAGTCTTTACATTAGATTGAGAGACTGTGATGACTTAGGCTTCGTGCAATGCTTTACATCAGGCAGATATTATCACTACAAGAAAATTCATGCAGGGCATTTCATGTCTAGGAAGTGCCTTGCTACGAGGTGGTGTGAGATAAATGTGCAACCACAATCAGCAGCAGATAATCTATTCGGGCAAGGCGAACAGTATAAGTTTGGCAAAGAATTAGACTTTAAATATGGTGAAGGAACAGCAGAAAAACTGCAAATTAAAGCACGACAAATACATAAGTTTTCTAGAGTAGATTATGAAGAAAAAATAAGTTATTACAAAGAGGCTGTTAAAAACTTAAAAAAAGTAAAGCAAATAGAATAACATTTTTCATACATTTGCGTATGCACAATCCAATATATTCAAGTGAAGAACACAAATCTATCATTGAAACTTATATTATTATGTGCAAAAATTTTGTAGAAGAAACAACATCAAAACCAAAATACAAAAACTATTTAGAAGTAGTTGATATTGTATATGAATATCACAACGGATATGGTAACGGGGTTAAAGAAAACAATTTCTACGATTGGCTAATGATTATTCCAATAAATCTTTCTGTTGCTACAAATGGTTTTTTTGCAGGAATAGAAACTAGAACAAATTCAGCAGCAATTAAAGCATATAAAATTGTATTAGATCAGATGCTTCAAGAAACAGTTAAGAAACTTGACAATTTAGAATTGATAGATGACTGATATATATGTTGAAATATCAAAGCTGACTGACAAGTTTAGGCAAATGTGCTATGGTTTAACTAATGATGAGAATAAAATAAATGAAGCGGTACAGGAATTAATGCTTTATTTCCTGCAAATGAACCAAGACACATTGCGAAATATTTGGGAAAAGGACGGAAAGAAAGGTGTTTTAAAATACGGCGCAGTTGCACTAAGAAGAGCATTAAGAAGCCCAAGAAGTAATTTTTATTACAAGTATGAAAAGTATTATACACATATTTATAGCAATAATTTTATTTGTAGCACTACTGATGATGAGCTTAATACTTTTAGTAGTGATAGCAATTATCAAAATGTATATAACATTCCGCAAGAAGAAGCAGACAATAGTAGTTTAGAAAAATTAGAAAAGATAGATTTAGCTTTAGATCAAATGCACTTTTACGACAGAGAATTATTCAAGCTATATTACTATGAAGGTAATACTCTTGACAGTTTAGCAGAAAAGACTAGGATAAGTAGGAACAGTCTTTTTACAACAATAGACAAAGTTAGGAACATATTAAAAAAGAAATTAAATGAAAATGTATGACCCAAAAAAGAACGACAGTTTTGTTATGCAGTTTGGCTTTAGACACCCTGATTGGAGGCACAGATGAATAGGTTTTTTGTTCCTAATGAAGTGTATAAGGATAGAATAGCAATATGTAAAGAATGTATTTACTATTTTAAACCAACTGGAACTTGCAAGGATTGCGGCTGTTTTATGAAAATCAAGGCAAGACTTGCGCCGATGGAATGTCCGCAAAGAAAATGGCAAAAAACAACAGAGATAGAAACGCCTGATGATTTGCCTCAAGAAATAATAGATGAAGTATTAGATATGTGGAAAGATTTAAAAACAGGAAGAGCAAAAGACGTTGCAGCAAAAAAAAGAATGATAGAGACATATAATGTTATACATAACACTAATTATAGTGTAGGCACAAATTGTGGTTCTTGTTTAGCAGCCTGTTTTGATGGGATAAAAAAAATATATAAAAAATATACACAATGAGTTACTTAACACACTTAAAGAGAAATAAAATGCACCATTCTAGTAGATGGGTGGTAAAGTATAAAGATGATTTAATAAAAGAAGTAAAGTTGATTTTTAACCCTGAAGAATATAGGAGTTTAAGAAATGCAAAACCTTTACACACACAACAAGGATTAATTAAAATTTTAGAAAATGACAAAGAAAGAAGACTACAAAGTAAATCGTGAACCACATTATTACATAGGAAAGCTGTATGGCTATTCTGCAAAAAATATAGTTGATGACTTTAGCCTAAGCCCTTGGACTGCTCAAGCTGTTCAATATATATTAAGAGCAGGTAAAAAAGCAGATAATACACCTGAACAAGATATACAGAAAGCAATTAATGTTTTACATTTTGAACTCGATAAATTATATCAAGAGTCTAAAACAAAAACAGAAGCATTAGCAAGATGACACTATATACCTGTGAATGCAATAAGGAAAAAAGGGAAGTTAGTAAACAAACCATAGTTTATCGTGACGGCAAATGGGTTACATTAGAAGCGTTATGCAGTTGTGGTAAGTATATGAAAGCTGAGCCAAATGAAGGTATGCCAAATCTAATAAGAACAGAAGCATCACTAAGTAGAAAAAAAAGACATGACAAGATGTGGGATAGTGCTAAAGAAAAGTTATGTGGAGAACGTGGTATTAATGAAGATTTTTAAATATGAAACAACAAGTTAAGTTATACAAAATAAAGGGAAACCCTAACAACCCAAGAATAATAAAGAATGATAAGTTTAAAAAATTAGTTAAGTCAATACAGGAGTTTCCTGAGATGTTAAAGCTAAGACCAATTGTAGTTGATGAAGATATGATTATCTTAGGTGGCAATATGAGATTAAAGGCTAGTAAAGATGCAGGGCTAAAAGAAGTATGGATTGAAGTAGCTGAAGGTCTTACTGAAGAACAAAAAAAAGAGTTTATTGTTAAAGACAATGTAGGGTTTGGAGAATGGGAATGGGATATGTTGGCTAATGAATGGGATAGTGTTCAACTTGCTGATTGGGGTTTAGATGTATGGGAAAATGAAGATGATAAAGAACCTGAAGCAGGACTTATAGAAGATGACGAAATACCTGAAGTAAAAGAAAGCAAAGTAAAGCGTGGAGATATTTGGCAACTAGGAGAGCACCGACTTATGTGTGGAGATAGTACAAGCTCAGATGATGTTGCTAAACTAATGAATGGAGAAAAAGCAGAACTACTTTTAACAGACCCTCCTTACGGAATAGATTATGGAGGTATGCTCAAAGGATATGGAGATGGAAAGGGAGGTGCAGATAAAAATGGTTGGAAGTCATACAATACTCCTGAATGGGATAAAATAAGACCTGAAAAAAAAGTTTTTGATTACTTGTGTTCTTTAACTGAAAATCAAATTATTTGGGGGGGGAATTACTTTGCTGATATATTACCCCCTACAATGGGGTGGTTGATTTGGGATAAAGGTCAAAGAGGATTTACTTTAGCAGATGGAGAAATGGCTTGGACTTCTTTTAATAACGCTTTGAGAATTAAAGAATACGCAAGAGCTAAAGCAAATAGAGAGGATAAAAAACATCCAACACAAAAACCCATAGAAATAATAAATTGGTGTTTAGAATATGCTGATAGACATTCAAAAGAAAACCCTAAAATTATATTAGATACTTATCTTGGAAGTGGAACTACTTTGATTGTAGCTCAAAAACTAAAGAGAAAATGTTACGGAATGGAATTAGATGAAAAGTATTGTGATGTAATAATAGAAAGGTGGGAACAATTTACAGGAAAAAAAGCATTTAAAAATGGAACAGAATAGAACAAAGATTAACAAAGAGAGAATGTTAAAAGCACTAGAGAGCTCACTAGGGGTTGTTACTACTGCATTAAAGTCTTGTGATTTGTCAAGAACTAATTACTATAAATGGTTAAAAGAAGATGAAGAGTTTGCAGCTAAAGTGAAAGAAATAGAAGGGGTGACAAAAGACTTTATTAAATCTAAATACTATGAATGTATTAAAGACAAAGTACCATCAGTTGTGATACATGGAGCAAAGACACAACTTGGATGGAATGAAACCAATAAAGTAGATGTGACATCAGGAGATGAAAAAATAAAAATTAATATTAATCTTGGAGATTAACCCTGAGTTTACAAAGACACAAAAAGAATGTCTTAAATACTTACTAGACAATAAGACTAAAGAAGTATTGTTTGGGGGTGCAGCAGGTGGTGGTAAGTCTTGGGTTGGTGTAAGCTATTTAATATTGATGTGCATACAATACCCTAAAACTAGGTATTTAATGGGTAGGTCAAAACTTGATGCTTTAAAAAAGACAACACTAAATACTTTCTTTGAAGTATGTACAGCTTGGAATTTAAAGGCTGTTCAAGACTACACCTTTAATGGCTCTAGTAATGTTATAACCTTTTACAATGGATCAGAGATAATACTAAAAGACTTATTCTTATATCCATCAGATAGAAACTTTGACAGCTTAGGTTCTTTAGAAATAACAGGTGCTTTTATTGATGAAGCAAACCAAATAACAGAGAAAGCTAAGAATGTAGTAGCTTCAAGGTTAAGGTATAAGCTAGATGAAAATGGGTTAATACCTAAAATGCTAATGACTTGTAACCCTGCTAAGAATTGGGTTTACACAGAGTATTACAGACCTGCTAAGGATAAAACAATAAAGCCCTACAGAAAGTTTATACAAAGTCTAGTAGGTGATAATGAGTATATATCTAAACATTATGAGAAACAACTATTTGAGTTAGATGAATTAAGCAAACAAAGGTTACTATATGGGAATTGGGAGTATGATGCAACTAATGACAGTCTTATTCAATATGATGCAATTATAAACATGTTTAATCAACAAGGAATTGAAGGTGATAAATACATAAGCTGTGATGTAGCGCGTTTTGGTAGTGATAGAACAGTTATTATGCTTTGGCAAGGGCTACACCTTACAAGTGTACAAACATTGCTTAAATCGTCTGTAAATGAGGTTGTGGAGGCTGTTAGGAGGTTACAACAAGACCATCAAGTTAGCTTAAGGAATATAATAGTTGATGAAGATGGTGTAGGTGGTGGTGTTAAAGATTATTTAAGGTGTCAAGGGTTTGTCAATAATTCAAAGGCTTTAAAAAATGAAAACTATCAAAACTTAAAAACACAATGTTACTATAAATTAGCTGACTTGATAAACAAAGGGCAAATAGGTATAAGCTGTTCAGATGTTAATATTAAAAATCACATAATAGAAGAGTGTGAGCAAGTGAGAACAAAAGATGCTGACAAGGATAATAAATTACAGATAATACCTAAAGACACAATCAAAGCAATATTAGGCAGGTCTCCTGACTATTCAGATGCTTTAGCAATGAGAATGTATTATGAAGTAGATAGTAATTTTGGAAAGTATGTTGTGATGTAAAAAACCCCCCACCTATATAACACGACAAAATACCATTTAAGAAAAGAAGGTAGGGGGTCAAACTAAAATGAATGTGCGCAAATATAAAACAATTGAATAAATAATAAACTAAAATATGAACTTTTCTATTATATTAGTGTATGAAGGTAAAGATTAAGAAGGACGGTAAGGTTAAGCAGTTTAGACTTATCAAGAAATGGTCAGATGTAACGTTAGATAAATACATCAAGTTAGTAAACCATCATAGCGGCACAAAGAGTAGTGAAGCGTTAAAAGCTATCTCAACTCTTTCTGACATTCCAAAAGAGTTAATTAAACAATTGGAATTAAAAGATGTTGCAGTTATAATGAACAAGCTTTCCGACATACAGAAGCAGGAAAACAGTTCTTTAATAAGAGTAGTTGAAATAGAAGGCAAGCGATATGGTTTTCACCCAAACCTAGATAGTATTACTTTAGGTGAATGGGCAGATATTGAAACTTTAATTGATAACAATATTGAAAATAACTTACCTGAATTAATGGCTATATTGTATAGACCTATAATAGAAGAAAAAAACAATGTTTATACCATTGAAGCTTATGATGGTGATATTAGTATAAGGGCGGAGGAAATGAAGAAGATGAAAGCAGAGCAAGTGCAGTCAGCACTGGTTTTTTTTTATCATTTAGGGAAAAAGTGGTTAATGATTTTGGAATCATATTCAGCGGAACTCCTGATGGAAATGAAAAGGCAATTGCAACACAAAGCTTTGCAGAAAAATGGGGATACTTTGGGGTGATGTACAGGTTGTGCGGTGCTGATATTTCAAAGCTAGAACAAATAACAAAGCTAAATTTATTAGAGGCTTTTACTTGGCTAAGTTATGAAACAGATTTAGAAACACAAAACAAAGTAAAGTATGGCAGTAAGTAACAAAACGTATAACAACGTAGTAAACACATTATGTAGGTTGGGCGAATACCATGAACAAATATCTACGGTTTCAATAGGTGATATATTTGACATTTCTTTGGAGAAGATGGAAAAGCTACCATTGATGCACGTAAATCCAATATCAGTAACTACAGGCGATAGTGAGTTGGTGTATAACTTTCAAATATTTATTGCAGACTTAGTTTCAGAAAAAGAAGATTGGCAAACTAAACAAGCATCAGAGTTAACTAAATTAA